CTGGCGTCCAACGAGGAAGGGCCATATCTGAAATTTCTTTAGTGTCTAGGTAGCCCTTGGGTCTCCATGTAATGCCTGATTGAGATAGTGCCAGTTCGAGGACGTCTTTGTCAAATGATGCGTTTTGTACGCCGAATATTGCATCATCTCCAGCGAACTCGGCAAGTCGTTCATGTGCCTTTTTGATAGATGTTTGGGTTTTTAACCACTCATCTGTCAGCGGATTGCCATCTATGTCCTTGAGGTTTGCGCGCGACCATTCACCAAGAGATTCTTCTGGGTCCATGAAAATATTGATGCTGTCAATTATTTTTCCGTCTTTCATCTTCACAGCACCAAACTGTGTCGGTTGGCCATTGGAAGAAGGTTTGCGGAATTCATCAAATACCAGACCAGTCGTCTCATAATCAAAGAAAATTATTTCTCGATTTTTGTACTTGTCCCTAAACTCCTGCCATGTTTTAGCATCGCCAAATTCTTGCTCTGCTCCGCCAATAAAAGCACCGTATGTTGGTTTTCTAGGATAAGAAGGCCTGTCTGAGCCGCTAGACAAACGCTTTGAGTAGTCAATCGGTTCGTTTATGTCAGCTAAAAGCTCATCAATGTCTACATATCCCCTTTCATCATGCATTTTGACAATTCTTGGAGTCATCGCAAACAATATGTCGTCATAATCAGTCTGGCTGAAACCCTGAGGCTTCGAGAGTCCGAAAATCGGCTTGTTTTTTCCTAGTACTTGCCACTCCCCACCAGGACCAAGGATGTCGGTAATGTCATGACCCCATTTTCCTACACCAAACCATGATGTACCTCTGCGGTGTCGTGCTGTTGCTAAATCCTGCAACCACAATGTGCGTATTTCCTTTATCATCGAGGAAAAGGCTTCAGTTGGATATCTGTCGAGATATCCAGAATAATTTGTAGCAGCTTGATACAGACCAGAGTGAGTAGACATAAAGTTCTTGTCATCACCAAGTGCGGCCAATACCGACTGCATCTCTGATGCTTCTTTTTCTTCGACCCCTAGATTTAACTCGACCCCACTGATAATCCCGTCGAGATTAAATGCATTTCCTTTTCTGGCATTTATGTCAGATATTCTCAGGCTGTCACCAACTTCCCAGCCTTTTGTAAATTTATCGTCAGAAGCAAATGCCACGTACGGACTACTAATGATGTTCGCAATAGCTCTAACTTCGTCTTGATTCTCAATTACTGAAGACTCATCATTTGCGCGAAGCTTTTGCAATAATGAGCGATATGCTTTGACTTTGACTGACGTTGAAGCAAAATCACGGCGTAAATTTCGTGACTGTGTCTCATTTAGCTCGCGTGTATTGCCCAGTATCTGTCCAGAGCCAATTCCCCCACCTTTTGTGCGTTCAGGTATGAATATTCCATCATCTAGTTCTGCTACTCCATGATGAATAAAGTACGCGTTAGTTGGTGTTGGTGAAATAAAAAGGTTATCTTGTTCTTGCTGACTCAGAGACCTTATTGAATCAGCTTCGCTTTTAAGAACTGCAATTTTTTCTTCTGGTATTTCTTCAACATCTAGAACATTTTGTTCATCTCGTATTTTTTTGCGATTTTCTTCAAATTCTTGAATTCGTAGGCTTTCTTCAGCAAGATAAAGTTTTTCTTTTGCTTCCGTAACCCTACTTGACAGGGCTTTTTTAATTTCGCTTTCCCGTTGCGCAGGGTCGTTAATGTTTCTACTATCGAGGTCTTGCTCGATGAGTGCTACGTGTTCTTCACGTGTTTGATTTGCTGGATTTATTCCAGGTTTATCAATATCGATTGTGTCGACTGGCTCGTTGCTTCTTGAATTACCGCTAAGAACGACACCGTTATCTTTTCCTGTCCAATTCCCGGACCGCTCTAATTCGGCAATTGCAGCCCTTAGGCCTTCAACTCTTTTACGAGCCACAGCAACTCTTTCTTCTACTGGGCTGGTTTGTTCTGTTGTGTTTGCCTGCCCAGAAGAGAGTCGCACGGCTTGTCGAACCGCCTGGGTTTCATCGTTTGTGCCTATAAACCTTGGACGCGTTGTACCCTCATCGACCCACCCGTCTGCATCTGGGTCGAAATCACTGCCGGTTGGTTTTCTGCTTCCTGGCACCCCTCCTGTTGGAACATCAATGTCTCCACGACGACGCCTACGTCCGCCTCCAACATTTGGCCTATCAATAAGACGACCGCCCACATACGAGGCAAGGCGACGACCAATGGCCTTGGTTTCCTGCTCTAGCTCTCTACCTTTTCGGGAAAGCTCAAACGGAATCTCAAATTCCTCATCTGCGTTAGACATCTACAAAATGATACCACTTGTATAAAACTCAATAAAAATGAATTTACGTGGTGTTAAGACTTTAATAAAGTCTTGTGTTACATTTTGTGCAGGTTACGGACCATGGATATCGCTTAATCATACTTGGCGGGTGCTCGCAATCCAGGGCTCGTGTGGCGCGCTCGTTAAGGCAGTTTCGTATCCACGCAGAAAGGGATAGTTGCTCCTCGGATGAGGCTTGTTTCCAGCGCTCTCTTTCTGCTTCTGTGGTTCGGATGAGAACGGACTTATCGATTGGGGCGTCGTCTTCTTTTGCAACAGGAGCAATAGTTGGGCTGATTGTGTCAGCAACTTTTTTCATTGCCGCCATCATATTTGAAGCGCTTATATCTTCACTCGTCAAAATCTTTATTTGCTTCTTCACCGTAATCCTCCTCGGATTCATCCAGACCTGAAAGCTCGACTATTTCGGCATCAATTATGTCCGAACTATCTGTCCCTAGAAGAGACTTTACTGTACTTTCGGGCAACACGCCGGATATAGCCATCAGTTCCAAAAGTTTTTTTGCTTCGGACTCTGGGTCAAAACCAATCGCCGGTCTTTCAACTCCTGGCTGGCCGGCAATAACTGCTCGTATATTCGTATTATTGTTGACATCCATTTGCACATTGACGTTCGTCTGTTCCATGCCAAGGAGTTTTGTCCTCCTGTCCATGATTGATAAAACCTGCTGAATAGCCTTGAGGTCTGGCTCAATTTGAATTTCCGTGCCATCCTCCTGAACCTCCCTGCGATGTTGCGTCATTGGCCAAATCGCCTGCTGTAGGTTGTCCAGCCGCTCGAGCTCAAGCCGAAGAACTTCGGGGTAAGCAAGAATTGCTTCCTTGTTCATTTTTTCCAATTGGCGCTGAACTGAACGAGTGACAGATGATGTGGATACCCCGAATCTTCTGGCTATTTCCTGCACTGACGTTCCAGCCTGGCGCATCTTAAAGATGCGTATATCGCGCTCGTTCAGAAATTCACGAGTCGTTATCGGCTTTGTTTTGTCATCACTCATGTTGTTGTCTTCATCCACTCTATCACTTCGAATGGGAAGCGTTTTCCGCGTTTCATCTTCAGCGGCCAGTGGCGTTCATCGCGAGCACCTCTAAAGTGCTTAACGTCATAGACGTAATCGCCACCAGCAGTTGGGTCTGGCTGTAGGGATAAGCCAAATTCTGGCCAGCGCGACCAAACTGCAGAACCGAATGGACGCAAATCCCTTGACGTAGAACTTGTACCAAGTGGGGCATGGTGCTCAATCCATAGAGCGCAACCATAAACAACGCGAATTGTGTCCAAATATTTAGCCACTTCAATAGCGATTGATTCAGAAGTTCTCCCACCTGGGTCAAGAAATGCCTTATATAGCGGCCCTATCACGAGAAGCTGTGGCCTAACTTGGTCTAGCGCATCTTCAAGGATTGCCCTGTCTGCTGCCTTGAGCAAGTCCATTCCTGATGGTTTGGAAAGTAGGTGTGCGTCAATGCTGTCAGTTCCTGCGTGGGACATGGCCTGGAGAGCAATTGAGCGTGATGTTCTTCGGATGATTCGTTCTGGGTTTTCTAGGTCAACGGTAAGCGTTGTGATTCTTGGCATTTGCTGAAAAGAAAAAGGATTTATTCCAGCAGCCGTAAGAATTCCAACCTGACGCGCAAGCATGGTTTTACCAACACCTTCTGCGGCTACGACTATCACTCTTTCGCTTTTTTCTAATAACCCAGGAATAACCCATTCATATGTGTCGCCAGTGGTTTCACTAAGAAATTCATTCCACTGAACAAGACGACCAGTATCCAGAACAAAGGACACAGTTGAAGAAGCAATGATTAGATTGCTCTTTGCAATTTTCTGTTTTGCATTTAGGTCGGTTCGCGCAATCAGTTCGCTTAGCTTCTCAATTGCGGCATCTTCTGGAGTTTGTGGCGACTCAACTTCAACCTCTTTAAAATCAATTTGCTCAAAATCTTGATTTTCCGCGTCCTCGAAAATTGGCAGCAATCCATCGATTGAGCCACCACTCGACATGTGGTCAGTAATATCCTTGTGTGATGGGCAAACCCATGCCTGCGCGCTGCATCCAGCTGCAGAAAGTGTCTCCACTACTTCATTGGCGTGTTTTACCCCAATTTCATCATTGTCGGCGATGACTTCTACAACGGCTCCAGCCAGTGCCTCTGTGTGGATGTCGAGCCATTTACCAGCACCGCCAGGCATCGTTGTTGCAACAATCCCCATGTCAATGAGTGTGTTGGCATCCTTTTCCCCCTCAACAACCCAAATTGGCACACCATTTTTCTTGGCTTCAAGAACTGCTGGCAAATTGTAAAGAACTTTCGGCGTATCGCCGAGAGCATAAACCCAGCCATTTCGCCCATCTGGCTTTCTCTGACTGAATGATTTCTTGCCATTCTCATCGACGTATCTAACTTTTTGAAATAGCAACTGATGATTTTCATCAACAAAGTCATACGACTCAACAAAAGTCAACTTCGGTTTCTGTGTGGGTATTGGTTTTTTTTCTGTCTTTATTGGCTTGTCTGTTGCAGCATTTCTGATGACAGGTTTTGAATCCTGCGGCATTAAGTCCGAAACGCGCAAACCAACCGAACTGCAAATTTCATCAACATTGCACGACATTGCGCGGTGGCAAGTAACTAGAACACGGCCGTCGTTCCCCTCCGAGACAGATAAGGACGGGTTTGAGTCGTCGTTTCTGCACGGACAGCGAGCAACCCATCCGGTGCTTGTTTTACGGACGCCATCAAGCAGTCCGAGAAAATTTTCTACTGGGTCGGATATTTGGGTCATTTGGTCACTTGAGATTCATTCCTGGAATAAGAATTATCGGTTCACGCGGAACCAATTGTATTTTCATTCTACGTCGCAAAGTCTTCCGTTGTCGCTCGGTTGTACCAGCCCAGATACCGTACTTTTCGTGGTAAATGCTGTATGCAAAACACTGTTCTATTTTTGCGCATTCATTGCAAATTTCAATAGCGAGCTTGGTGTTGTCTCGAGACTCGATATAACTTTCCTTGAAATCATCGCTCTCTCGGTCAGCGTGTGGAAAGAAAATGTTTGGGCTGTAATTTTTGCATGCGCCATCAGTCGGCGGTCTATCCACTCGTACTGGAATTTCACTTTGCGTATATGGATAGCTTGGCACTGTTCCCCCAATCATGAACTATAAATTGATGGGAGTGATGTTAGCGGGTGTCAACCAATCTTGTCACGTCTCTGGCGGAAAGAAATATTGTCGCACTGCGAATAACCAGTTGACCAGATATATCTTCTGAAAGAACATCTACAGCGTCTACGGGAATCGAGAATCTTGTTGCTAGCGCGGCTCGCGTGCGTTCAATTTTTACTTCGTCGTCAGCAAGGGCTTCATCTTCGGTTCTTATCACCCGAGGTCCGACGAGCGCGCGAATCTCACTGGCTTTTTGTTCAGCGCGCAAACACCACGCACAAGCTAATTCTCCAGTTGATGCTGCACGTTTACGTATCTCAGTATGACCACATACTAGGACGTGATGATACGAAACATGACCCCAAGCACCGACTCTTTTTATTTCGGCTATTTTGCGTCTTGGTGAGCGCCTACGCTCGGATGTCATTAAGACTCGGTTTGAAAATTATTTAAAAAGCTTTCGCAAGAAGCTCTTTAGCCAATTTTTTGCCTTAGTTGTATCGACTTCAACCTTGTCTGGAACTGACTGTTCAATTTTTTCTTCAATGGCATCCCATGCCTTCATGAATTCATCCGTGTCAGCAAGATACGAGGAGGCAGAATCCTTTATCTTGACTGCAGCTTTCGATGCTGACGTCTTTTTCGCCGCAGGCTTTTTGGCTGCTGGCTTTTTCTTGGCCGGAGCCTTCTTAGCTGCGGCTTTTTTTGCTGTTGGTTTTTTGTTCGTTGTCATGGAACAGACTCTAGTGCATAAATCGAGTCCGCGGTGAAAGGGATATTTTATTCAAAAAACATATTTACGGTTCAACTTTTTAATAATGATTAGTATTTCGATGTGGAGCAATACGTTGACGATTTCGGCAAGATGGCCTTAGCCCTGACGTCGGCCCAGTTGGCTAAAGATGTTGCCATTTCCGAGCACGGAATCGGAGAGGACGTGGCTACACACTTTCTTGGATGGTCTCCAAAGTACTTAATGCTTATTGCCCAGATGAAGCAGTCTGTCACCAATCTCCCACACGAAATAAAATTTGAAAAGTGTAAAGAATTATGCGGATTAATGCGAAAATACTGGGGTATTGCGTCGCTGACGATGGTAGCTGAGGGATACTGCTCCTACGACGCAGCACAGACCAAAGGGTCCAGTCTGGCAGCCGCATTCGTGGACAGGGACAACTCTGTGTCTGAGTGCATAACGATAAGCCATGCCTCTATTGACGATTCAGACTCGGTAACGCCGGTTTCGATGGTCGCCGCACCATATTCCGTTTCAATAGGTAAAAAAGTTGATTGGGCAGAAATGCTCTTTTACCCAGAAAAAGCAGACAAATACCTAAAACAGGCGAAATATCCGCAGATGATAAGAAATTCGTTAATGGGGAACGTGGTCGATGAAGTGAGCCAGGGGCAAATCATGCGGGTTAGGGATGAAATAGACGAACTTGGCTTTCTAATTCAAGATTTTACTGTTTAAATATTAGGTATAATTAAATATTATGGGAGCTTTTTACGATAGTCCTGCATTTGGAGACGGCTCCAAGGGGGAAGTAGAAATAATTGCAGGCGTAAAGATTCACCGAGCGAGCCGTCAACCATGCCCAGTTTGTGGTCATCCGACCGGTGATTGTGGTGGAGAATCTGGGCCACCAAAAACTATTTTTGGTTACAACACGAATTCATCTCTAGATGACAATTTGACTTTTTATGTTGAAGAAGATTATGTTGAGGAACACGAAAAGCACCAGGCGTTACAACGAAAACAATAATTTATCGAGCTGGACAACACATTCCATTAAATACAGCAAAAGAGCTCGGACTAATTTAATTTTTTCCACGACGCTGGACCATTTCAGTATTTTTTTTTCGGCTACACTCTTTTCTCTTATACGCTCACCGCACCACACAGTAAGGAATTAAATTAAAATGTCTATTCTTGACCCATCTTTCATCGCAAGTTACGCAGATAAAAAAACACCATGGGGTTTCGGTGGTTTGGGCGAGGTCGTATACCTGCGCACATACAGCCGCCCAGTCGATGGAACTGGTCGCAATGAGACGTGGACCGAAACAATTACCCGCGCAATTAATGGCGCAATTGAAATTGGCGTTCCATTTACGCCAGAGGAAGCAGAAAAGCTTTTTGACCACATGTTTAATCTGCGTTGCTCACTTTCGGGGCGTGCTCTTTGGCAACTTGGCACACCGCTTGTCAAGAAGTTCAATGCAACTTCTTTGAATAATTGTTACTTCACGAATATTGAATCGATTGAAGATTTTGAATTGCTGTTTGAATACCTGATGCTGGGTGGCGGCGTTGGATTCTCGGTAGAGCGCTCGAAGATTCACGAGCTACCAAAAGTTAAGCCAGGCGTCGTCATCACTCATGAGCGGTCAAATGACGCAGACATTATCGTTCCCGACTCTCGTCAAGGATGGAAGCGACTCCTTCATGCAGTTCTTAAGTCATACTTTGATACTGGCAAGTCTTTTTCGTACTCGACAATTTTGATTCGTGAATATGGCGCGCCATTGAAGACGTTCGGCGGTACCGCATCTGGTCCAGGCGCATTAATTGACGGAGTTGCCGACATATGCAAGGTAATGCAGAATCGCGAGGGCAAGAAGCTTCGTTCAATTGACGTGCTCGACATTTGCAACATCATTGGTCGCATCGTTGTTTCTGGTTCATCACGTCGCTCAGCACAGATTGCTATTGGTGACCCAGACGATGTTCTGTTTATTCGAGCAAAGAACTGGTCAACGGGTAGCGTTCCAGCGTGGCGTGCTAACTCCAACAACTCCATCTATGCAGATGCATACGAAGAAATCATGCCAGAACTCTGGAAGGGTTACGACGGCTCAGGCGAGCCATACGGTCTTGTTAATCGCAAGCTTGCAAGGAATTATGGCCGACTAGGCGAAAGAATGGTCGACAACAGCATTGAGGGCTTCAATCCATGTGCGGAAATTGCTCTCGCAGATGGCGAGTCATGCAATCTAGCGACAATATTTTTGCCAAATGTCGAATCACTTGAACAGCTAAAAGAAATATCAATGTTGCTGTACAAGGTCCAGAAACAGATAACCAGGCTTGACTACCCATACGCAAAGACAACCGAGATTGTTCGCAAGAACGCAAGACTCGGCCAGAGCGTCACTGGAATCTTGCAGGTGGAGCAGGAAAAGATTGAGTGGCTTGATAAGGCGTATATAAATCTCCGTGAATTTGATAAAAAGTACTCGGCAGAAAATAATTGGCCAGAATCGGTTCGCCTTACAACAGTTCAGCCATCTGGTACCTTGGCGCTGCTCCCAGGTAACACGCCTGGTATACATCCAGGATTTGCGCAGTACTATATCCGACGTGTGCGCTTTGGTTCATCGGACCCATTGGTCGATGGTTGCCGTAAGCGCGGTTATAAAGTTCAGTGGGATATCGGAATTGACGGTCGCGAAGACCACACTAAATATGTGGTTGATTTTCCGTGCGAATCGCCAGAGGGCGCAGTTCTGGCCGCAAGCATGACAGCAGTTGAGCAGCTTGAATGGGTGAAGAAGATGCAAACCGTATGGGCAGACAACGCTGTGTCCGTAACCGTCTACTATCGCAAGGAAGAGCTCGATTCAATCAAAGAATGGTTATCCAAGAACTACGACAAGGGCGTCAAATCGGTGTCGTTTCTTTTGCACAGCGACCACAACTTCCCGCTTCCGCCATACGAAGAAATCACCAAAGAGGAATACCAAAAACTGATATCAAAAATAGATTTTTCAATTCCTTTGGTGCAAAATTCCTTTGACGGACTGCTTGCGCTTGATGATTGTGCTACTGGTGCTTGTCCTGTAAAGTAATAGGCCACGCAGGCGTTGGTAGCTCAATCGGATAGAGCAACAGACTTCTAATCTGTAGGTTGTAGGTTCGAGTCCTACCCGACGCGCCATCAAACACATCAATCATGGAGGCTGCAATGGAAGTGAAAGAAAGACAAATTGATGAGTTTGGGTTTGTGCGTCTAGACGCACATATGGCCGACGATATGTCGGTTGTCAATGCAGCACGTGTATCTTTTGCACGACACCAAGAGGAGCTTGATGAAGCAGCAAAAGGATTGATAAATTTCTTAATGCGCGAAAGACATGGCACTCCTTTTGAGCACAATGCATTTAGATTCCATATTAAGTGTCCAATATTTGTTGCTAGGGAATGGTTTAGGCACAGAATAGGTTCATTTAATGAATTTTCAGCTCGATACAGTATGGTCAACGATGAGTTTTTCGTTCCTGCAGAGCACGATGTGAGAACTCAGGTTGGAAAACCGGGCGCATACCACTTTGACCCCGTTGAAAAAGATGTCGCCGATAGAGCTATTGAAAGAATTAAAAATATAAACGAAATGGCGTACGGCACCTACAAGGAATTGATTAATGACGGCGTTGCAAAAGAGCTTGCACGAACAGTTTTGCCAATGGGAATGTACACACAGTTTTATTGGACGGTAAATGCTCGCTCGTTAATGAATTTTTTATCTCTTCGTCTAGACAAGTCTGCACAGGTGGACATTCGCCGATATGCAACGCGTGTTGAAATTGTTTTGGCTCAAACTATGCCTGTCACGTATAAGGCATGGGTTGAAAATGGAATGGTATGTCCATAGTTGATTGAAGGTGTAAAAATTAACCATATTTTTGGCCAGTAGCTCAGTTGGCAGAGCAACGGACTGTTAATCCGTGGGTCGTAGGTTCGAGCCCTACCTGGCCAGCCATTCGGGATGTAGCACAGCTTGGCTAGTGCGCCTGGTTTGGGACCAGGAGGTCGCAGGTTCAAATCCTGCCATCCCGACGAGTAGCATGTAGGCGTCGGAGCGGTGGCAGAGAGGCTTATTGCACCTGTCTTGAAAACAGGAGTCCGTTTGCGCGGACCGGGGGTTCAAATCCCTCCCGCTCCTCCATATCCAGTCTGGGTAGCCCAATGGCAGAGGCACGGCGCTTAGGACGCCGCCAGTGAGAGTTCGAGTCTCTCTCCAGACACTATATTTTTAAGGGCTGCCCTTGTAGCTCAGTGGTAGAGCACCTCACTTGTAATGAGGTGGCCGTGGGTTCGACTCCCACCGAGGGCTCTACTTTTTGCTAGGTTCTATTTATGTCCGTAAAAATCATCAAAAATGTCGATATCGGCAATATTCCGCCTACCCCGGCGATTCCGATTATTGATGATGCTCGGACCCCGGAAGCCACATCCAACCTTATTGAAATCGCTGGATTCCACGGATATCCAGTAAGTTACCGACAAGAACAGGGTGGGCGACTGATTCAGAATATTGTCCCTGTGCATAAAAACGAAAACCAACAAATATCTACGTCGTCAAAAGTTGAATTATATCTTCATACCGAGACGGCTTTTCACCCGTATAAGCCAACACATGTAATTTTGATGTGTTTACGCGGCGACGAAACAGCACTGACAACATACTCCTCCCTTGATGACATAGTCTCCGAGCTTTCTGAAGAGCAGATAAATGTTCTCCGAACTCCAAACTTCACAACTTCATTGGATGACAGCTTCATGATGGATGGGGAACCGGATTTTACTCTCGGAATAACTCCTCTTTCTCGCGACAAAGCCGGCCATGATGTATTCACATTTGATTGGGCGTTAATGAGAGGTAAGACCACAGAAGCGCAATCGACTCTTTCCGCTGTTCGTGATGCAATATCAAAGACCACAAAAGAAGTGGCGCTCAAGTCTGGTGAAGTTATGGTTATAGACAACAGAGTTGCTGTACATGGCAGAAAGCCGTTTCAACCAAAATATGATGGGAGCGATAGGTGGGTGAAGCGAATCCTAACCATAGATAGACTTCCGCCAAGAAAATACATGGACGAACATGTAATTGATTTCAATTTTGAAGAGGAGGCGATGTGAGCTTTAAAGAAATAGGTCTCTCCGAAGAGTTCGAATTTTTGCGCACACGTTTTGTGGATGGGTACGATAATCACATTGCGGTTGGAGAAGGGTGGGGTGGTTTGATAAAGGAATGTCACAATGCATTAATTGCGTTCGACCCAAACTATAAGATTTATCAAATAAAACAAAAGTTCGGAGGCCTAAGGTACTACGTTAAGCCTTCAAATGATGCTCTGGTTTACAGGACTAGCGCAATTGTCGCGCCGTTTGAGAAAAGGTCGTATCTGATTTGTGAAGCATGCGGAGTAAATGGAAATTTAAGAGTTAAAAATCGTTTTTACCAGACACTGTGCGTTCAGCATGGACCGGAAGACTACGGGTTTATTAGTGCATCCACAATATACCACTAGCATGTACCCAATAACGATAAGGCAATCTCGTTATGGTGGGACATATGAGGGCGGCGAGTGGTATGCGTATCACGGAGACATAGAGCTCACACAGGGGTATTACGACTACATCGATGGCGATGACTGCGACGCTCTGGATTTTTGGGATTCGGACGACTCAAAATTTTTTGGTATTGGCGACACACCGAACCAGGCACTCGAGGATATGTTGGACAGAAATCCAGTTATTCGTACATCTCCCGATTGGGAATAGTCAGGTCTTTTCTAATTCTGAGAAATGTTTTTAGCATTACCGCGACTATTACCGGAGCGAAAATAACTACAGAAACAAACTGGCAGCTCTTCTTGATGTCAATCACCTAAAATCACCACTCCCACTTATTGCCCCACGCTCTTTCCTATCGGCAAGTTTTACAAGATTCTCGTGAGCTACATTATCCAGCGTGACATTTATCTCAAGCGCTAATTGAGAAACATACCAAAGAACATCTCCTAGCTCTGATGCTAATTCAAACCGCTTTTCTTCCGTCAGGCGTGAATCATAATCACGAATGACTTTCTTAAGTTTTCCCGCTACTTCCCCAGCCTCGGAGCAGAGACCAAGAGCTAAGTATTCGAGCGCTTTGCCCTCTGGGTAGATTGCAGTAGAGCTGGTTCGATGTTGGTAGTCGTTAAAATTCATGATGGGGCCTATCTATTTTTGTGATACTTAACTTTGTTGTATTCATTTTAGTGATTGCAATGTGATAATGATTGCCATGACAGCACTTATAATACTTGGGTTTTTGGGCCTTGTTGCCGGAACATTTCACATTTTTCTAGCTAGGTCGATAGACCAGTACACCGGCTATGGCCAGGGCGGCACATTCCGCGAGTGGAATGAATTCGAGCGCGAAAAGATGCTTCTCCCATAAGGGGGCTAGCTTTCAATAAAGATACATTCCCCAGGGCACTCTTCGGCAGCTTCTATTACGTCAGATAGTCTTTCGTCTGCGAAAGAAGCCATTCCTTCCGCTCCTTCCGGGTTCCCCACAGCGGCCGCATAAATCTTGTCCCCTTCGCGTACATACGCAAGACCGTCTGGCATCATATGAAAAACATCTGGGGCTATCTCCGCGCAAAGACCATCTCCAGTACATAAGTCTTGGTCAATCCATACTCTCATTGCGCAGTTTCTTGTCCGCAGTAAGTCTTTGCTTCATGGAGAACTTCGAACCACTTCTCATCTATGTTCGCGCCGAATTGACTCAGTTCCATGAACAGTCGGTCACCAAGGCCCTTGTCTGACATGTCCTTAAATAATGCAAAGAACTCATGACTCTTCGTGCTTAGGTGTATATCCTTGCGCGTGAATGGATGTGTAATTCTTATGTGCGCAGCATTAAGCATTGGAGTGCAAATGTTGTATTCAGAGTTTTTTGCAGTTGTAAATGCAATCTCTTCGCTGTTCTTTTCCTCACGAACAACTTTTTTCTTCGGGGGTGCTCCAGCCATTACTTATCCTCCGTAATCGGTCCGCCGGTAACCCATGCCCGGCATGATGTTTCACTTTTCACAGTTGCTCCTCGCTATCTGGGATGCCATTGCCGTTTTTGTCTTCAGCATTTCTTCCAGTGGAAATCATCAGTCCTGCAAGTGTTCCAGTTATGAAAGTCGCGACGCTCGAAAGCACGCTAAAAAACATTTTATCGTTTTCTGCTTGAGCTCCTATCGGCTGCGTAACGAATACGAGAGCGTACAAAACACCTATAGTTGTTAGTGTTAAAACTGCAGCAAGTACGCACCCAACAACAAACTTAAGACGAGCATCAAGGTCCGCTGGTGTGAGTCGTGGTTTCATATTTTAATTAACCCTCCTGATTAATCAAGGTTGGAAAAAGAACGGACTGGGCGCACAAAGTACAATTGGTCCTTGCTAACGTTGTAGCCACTAGACCCACTAGCACCAAAAATCTGCACATGTGCGGTTTCGTATGTTAAGTTCATTCCTGGAACACCTTGGGTTGAACTCCAGTATGCGCTACCATCATCAAAGCCTCCAACCATGTCTCGATGGGCGTATAGCTGGGCCATCTCGTCATCGGAAGGCAGGAACCAATCTGTAAATCCATTCCATGAATAACTAGTGCAATATGCTGCTGCGCAGTTGTCCTTTGTATTTCCACTCATTGACGCAATAAGTTTTGTATTGCTTTCTCCTGTGCCAATTTTGTTTCCCGAAGCACCAGAATCTCCGTATCCAGAAGACCAAGGTATTTGGACGAAATCGGGATTTCTGCATGGACCTGCTTCAAACCACAAACCAGTAGTATTTCCATGTGTGGTCGGATTGATAAAAATAACTCCACCCGCAGGTCCCTTATCACCGATTCTTAAATGTTCTATTTTCATGGTGCCGTTGTTGCCTCTGGTGAAATCGTATCTACGCTTATTTCGTTCGGGTCCCATCCAAGCAGCGTTTTTGTGCACGCTCCATCTACCTCGCATATTGGCGGCTCACATTCACTCTTGCCCCAGTTTTCAGGGTCTTGACATTCATATCGGTACTTACCGTCATAACCGCAAGAAGCAATAAGAAGTGCAGAAACAAGAATTAACCTTTTCATTTTGTCTTGAATTCATCCCAGGTTTTGTCACCCACACCAAAATATTCACGAGCAAAACCAGATTGGATAATGTCTTTGTTTAAACAAGCAGTTGTGGGGTCATCTATTTTGTCTGATGAGTAAATTCTTGCCAAAACTCTTCCATATTTATCATTTTTGTCTGGAATAGTGTTTACAAAAACCCATTTATGACCATCAAGCCAGTCCTTGGTAAAAGACTTTGCCTTAAGCCCAAGTTCTTTTTCCTTAAGGTCTTTAGTGCGTGACTCTGGTGTATTAACGCCATATAGACGAACACGAATTTTATGATGGACACTAAATCCAAGGTCAATCATTAGGTCGACCGTGTCTCCATCAATTACATTGAGTACCGTTGCCCCATACCAGAATCGTT